ATGGTTATGGTGCTTGCGCGACCAAGGTAGGCGCTGGCGCTTACAGATTTATGACTGCGTAATAAATTCAAAATAGTGAGGGCCAGTCCGCTCCCGAGCTGGCCCCTCACCTAACTGCTTGAAAGGACGACGAAATGCCAACGATAGTTACGGCCACAGAGCTTAGGACAATTCTTGGCGTTTCGTCATCCCTATATAACGATGCTTATCTAAATGACATAGTAGATGCCTCGGAGAATCTAGTTCTCCCAATGCTAGTTACTTTCCAAAGCAAGATTAACAAAGTAAGACTTGAAGATAATATTGCTTACTTCATTACCGCTACAATCCAAGAATTTACCGAGGGCCAATCCGTAATCATTACGGGATGTGGCTCGCCATTTAACGGCACACACACAGTATTAGCAGATGGATTATCAGATTATGAATTCGCCGTTGCAATCACCAATGCAGACATATTGGAAAAGAATGTTATCCCAGCAGGAAATGCTGCGCTCTCTGGACTATCAACCTATGTCGGAAATGCCAATGCTGAAGCTGCTATTCTGGCTATCTCCGTTGAAATCTTCCAAGCCAGAACCGCCGCTGGTGGATCAATCGAAGGCGTAGATTTTGCAGTTACCCCTTACCGCCTATCTAAGAATTTACTGGCCAAAGTAACTGGCTTACTTGGCCCATATCTTGATGTTGAAACTATGGTCGGCTAATGCCAGCATCAACAATTGCCACAGATGTTAGAGGCGCTATTAAGACCGCCTTGGCTGGATGCACCGCCAATATTTATGACTCAGTTCCAGAAGCGCCCATAGTTCCAGCAATAGTGTGCGTCCCAGATGCGCCTTATATGGAGCTTGAAGTTTTAGGCAAATCAACTACTCGCGTTAGATTAAATTACACCATAACTGCTTGCGTTGCGTATTTTAGCAACGCCGCTTCATTAGACAATTTAGAGCAATTAATTATTAGTATTCTTGGAGCGCTAAACGCTTCCAAGTATGAGTTATCGACAGTCGATAGGCCGTCAGTAACAACAGTAGGAACGACCAATTTATTGGTCGCAGACATTCGCTTGAGCGTCCGCTACGAGCAAACCGCATAGGAGACCCAAATGCCAACAACAGTAATAACTGGGCGCGATGTGACCTTCACTATTGGAGGCAACTCATTTGACGCTCAAACGACTTCAGCAGTTTTATCCGCTGAAACCATTATCGAGACCTATCAGACTCTTGATGGTCGCGCTTATAAGTCCGTTGATAAGCAATGGACATTTACACTTGAACTTCTGCAAGACTGGGGCGCAGCAGGATCACTATTTGAAATTTTCTGGGGTGTTGCAGAATCTGCACCAAATACTGGTATTTCAGTAGTATTTACCGCTGCAAGTGGAGCGACATTTACATTCCAAGTATTGCCAATATTCCCATCTGCTGGTGGAGCTGCTCCTGGGGCTCTTACAGATACTTGGACATTGACAGTAATTGGACAACCAGCAGAGTCTTACACCTAATAGATCGGAGCATCGGGAGCTATGAAATTATCAATCACAATTGAATATAACTCTGGGGAATCAGCAACTTATATTGCTCAACCGCCAGAGTGGGCTAAGTGGGAAAAGGCAACTGGACACACTATTACTAAGGCTCAAGAAAATATAGGAATATGGGACTTAATGTTCTTGGCCTATAACGCTTATAAGCGCGAGAACGCTGGTAAGCAAATAAAGAGCTTTGAAGTATGGATGGAAACAGTTGCCGACATTAAGACAGGCAACGATGACCCAAAAGCCATCAGCCCGACAGCGTAAGGCGGCTATTAGTAATAGTTGCTCTTAGGACTGGTATCCCGATGCAGTATTGGGATGATTGGGACGATGTAGCAACGGCAGTCGAGCTGATAAAGGAGAGAGATAGCAATGGCTGAAGAAGTCTCAGCATTTGACCGGACAGAGCTTCGGCAAGTCTATAAAGCCTTCTCCTTGCTAGGCGATGAAGCCAAAGCCGAGTCTCGCCAAGTTTCTAATAACCTTGCTACTTATCTTCAACAACAAATTGCTGCCAAAGCTTCTACTCGCGTTAAAGGCCAGCAAGCCATTAATCGAATCGTTAGCGGATCTAAAGTATCTAAGACCAGCACTACTGGCGAAATTAAGTATGGCTTTGCTAGTCAAAGATTTAGCGGTGGGGCGAATACTCAAATGCTTTGGGCTGGCTTTGAATTCGGTTCAAATAAATTTAAGCAATTCCCTGCTTACTCTGGCAGGCAAGGGCGCGGCTCTCGCGGATGGTTTATTTATCCAACTTTGCGCCAAGAACAGAAGAATATTGTGGCACAATGGACTAGAGCATTTAACAAGATATTAGATAAGTGGGGCATCGGTGGCATCTGATTCAAGAGCCTTAACGCTCAAGCTTTTAGCAGATACGGCGGACTTCCAAAAGAAGTTAGCGGCTGGCTCTAAAGACATTGATTCTATCGGCGAGCGCGCAGCTGAATTTGGCAAGAAGGCGGCTATTGCCTTTGCTGCCGCTGGAGCAGCTATTGGCGCATTTGCAGTTAGCGCCGTTAAAGCAGCAGCCGAGGATGAAGCTGCTCAACTTAAATTAGCTGAAACTATACGCGCCACAACTGGAGCAACCGATGCTCAAATTAAAGGCGTTGAAAGATACATAACCCAGACTTCAATCGCTGCTGGCATTACTGATGACCAACTGCGTCCAGCCTTTAGCAGATTAGTGCGCTCAACAAATGATGTTGAAGATGCTCAGAAGTTGCTGAATTTAGCACTAGATTTAAGTGCAGCAACAGGCAAGCCGCTTGAGACAGTAACAAATGCGTTAGGCCGAGCTTATGACGGCAACACAACTGCTCTCGGCAAATTGGGCCTCGGCATTGATGCCGCTGATCTTAAGTCGCAAGATTTTGATACAACCTTTCAGCAACTTACTAGCACTTTTGGGAATTTCTCTGAAAATGAAGCTGAGAGCACACAAAAGCAAATGGAGCGCGTCAAGATTGCCCTTGATGAAGCCAAGGAATCTATTGGCGCAGCTTTGCTTCCAGTTGTCCAAGAATTGACTGGATACTTACTTGAGAAATTTATACCAGCTTTAGAAGCGTTCATAGCTGGCTTAACTGGTCAGGAAGGTTTAGATCAAGCCTTAACTGATAGCCAAAAAACTGCAATTGAATGGGGCAAAAAAGTAAGAGGCTTTATTAATACCGTCATTGATCTTAAGGATGAGCTCTTTTTAGTTGCTGGAGTATTGGCGACAGTATTCGTAGTAAGCAAGATAGCAGCTGGAGTCCAAGCCACTATTCTTCTGATTCAAGGGCTAGTCGCTGCTTATGTTGCATTGAGAAATAGCGCGGTAGCCGCTGCCATTGCATCTCGATTTGCTTTAAATCCGTTGGCTGGTCTAGCAACTGGTGCAGCGGTAGTTGGCGCAATTATTGCTGCGACTAAGTTATTTGATAATCAAGCTAATGCAGCAGCAGGAACGGGCAGTAATACAGTTTCATCATCTAGCCTTCCATCAGGCTTTACTGGTGGAACGCCAGTAGTTAGTGGTGGCGGTTCTACTGGCGGTGGTTCTACTGGCGGTGGTATCGGCGGCGGTAAAATAATCGCTCCAATTGTTACAGGCACAATGCCTAGTTTCCCATCTGGATTAAATCCAAGTGGCAAAGCAATTTCTTCTGGCTTTGATGTCGCAGCTGCTAGACGCGGAGATGAGCGCGGCAATGTCGTAATTAATGTCAATGCCCCATCAGCCATAGATGAGGAAGGATTTACCCGAGCAGTTGTTTTAGCTCTAAACAATAGCAATGCTCGCAACGGCGGTGGGGGCGCTATCCTTGGCGGCCTAGTAGCAGAATGACCCTCTGGAATCCAGTTTATCGAGTCAAGGTTGATGGCGTTACAGTTACTAGCGCCACTCTAAGCGGTTTGACAATTACCTCTGGTCGAACCGATATTTATCAACAGCCTATTGCTGGCTATTGCAATCTAAGTCTTATAGAGACAGCTGAAGCCTCAGTCCCTTATGAAGTAAATGATGCAGTAACAATAGAAGTCCAAGATTCTACTGGCGCTTATGTGAATCTCTTTGGCGGCTTTATTACCGACTTAGGCATTACAGTCCAGACTTCAGGATCAACAGCTACGAGCCAGCAGATTAAAATTGTTGCAGTAGGAGCTTTAGCGCGACTTGCTAGGGCAGTTTATACTGGCAACTTTGCGCATCAATTTGATGGAGACCGCATTGAGGAATTACTTAGCGGCGTATTATTTGACCAATGGAATGAAGTGCCAGCGGCAGAAGCTTGGAACGATTATGACGCAACTACTCAATGGCAGGATGCAGAAAATAGTGGATTAGGCGAGATAGACACTCCTGGTGATTATGAGTTGCACTCTGAAACTGGCCTCAATGACACAGTTTATAATTTAGCTTCTAGGTATGCGACTAGCGGATTGGGTTATTTATATGAGGATGCTCAGGGCCGAATTGGGTATGCCGATTCAACACATCGAAGCCAATATCTAGCGACTAACGGCTATGTTGATCTTGATGGCAATCACGCGATTGGCCCAGCTCTTTCAATAATCAAGCGCGCTGGCGATGTCCGCAACGCAATCACAGTCGGCTATGGAACTGGCACCGCAGAGGTAACTGACGAGGATGTAGCCTCAATATCGCTTTACGGCCAACTAGCTACCACAATATCTACCACTCTTAGGCATCAGCACGACGCCGAAGCACAAGCCGCCTTTTATCTACTTATACGCGCTTATCCGCAATTTGCCCTAAGGCAGATAACCTTCCCAATAGCCAGCGGTGAAATCGACAATTCAGACCGCGATAACCTTCTTGGCGTATTTATGGGCCAACCGCTCAATATCATCAACTTGCCAGCCAATATGGTAGGCGGTGAATTCCAAGGATTTGTCGAGGGATGGACTTGGACTGCCAGCCTTAATCAGCTCAACCTAACTCTAAATGTATCGCCTATCGCTTTTAGCCTTCAGGCGTTCAGATGGAACTCAGTCCCAGCGACTGAGACTTGGAATACAATAAGCCCGACTTTGGACTGGCTCAACGCTACAATAGTTGCATAGGAGACTAAATGCCAACGACAAGTAATTTCGGCTGGACAACACCAGCTGACACAGATTTAGTAAAGGATGGCGCAGCTGCCATTCGCACTTTAGGCAATGGGATTGATACTTCATTCCTTGATCTAAAAGGCGGGACAACTGGACAGATATTAAGTAAAGCGTCAAACACAGATTTAGATTTCACTTGGTCGGCTGGTGGAGATATAACTGAAGTTCAAGCTGGAACTGGTATTTCAGTGGCTTCAGGCACTGGCCCAATTCCAGTAGTAACTAATACAGTTGCGACTGCCTTTGATGCAGCTGGAGATTTAGTTTATGGAACTGGCGCAGATACTTTTACAAAACTTTCGCTCGGAACTGCTAACCAAGTTCTTGCAGTTAATTCTGGCGCAACCGCCCCTGAATGGAAAACTGTTGCTGGAAGTGGATTAGTTTTAATCAAAAGAGCTTCTTTTAGTAGCGTTGCAAATACAGGAACTACTTTTGATAATGTTTTTAGTGCTTCCTATACAAATTATTTCTTAAGTTTTGAATCTGTAAGTGCATCAACTTTGGCAAACGATTTGCATATGCAATTGAGGACTTCTGGCCCCGCCACTAGAGCAACAAATTATAAGAGTGCCACATTAGAATACTCAGATAATAACGCTACTCCAGCTATTGTTAATAATCCGAATGACGATTTTTGGTTGTTGGCATTAAATACTTATGGTTCAGGTTACTTAAATTATAATAATACTTATTTAAATTGCCAAGGTTTTTATTATTCTGAAATCGGTTACAAAATGTATATCATTCAAGCCCAAAACGGAGCTGGTGGATCGCCAATTGGTTTTATATTAAAATCATCTTCAAGCAATATAAGCGGCACAGTTGCCGTTTATGGATTGGCACAGGCATAATGACTACAAAACAAGAAATGTTAGCAATTATCAAAGCCGAAAATTCTGAGGGATTAAGAGTAGGCAGCGACCAAGATGGCTATACTGAATTGAGCAAGGCTGAAACCGACGCGATTTTGGACAGTTGGGCAGAAGCTAGATTGGCTAAAGAAAAAGCAATAGCAGAAGCCGAAGTTAAAGCAGTAGCAAAAGCTGATTTATTAAATCGTCTTGGAATTACTGAAGAAGAAGCAAAACTTCTTATCGGCTAATGGCAAGACTATGTGCAGCAGGTATTCAGCTTCGGGAGCAAATCGATGACGATTATCCTGATAGGGATCGTAAGTCTGATGGCTGGATTGCTGACGCTCGCCACCTTGCTAAAGGCAGTTCTGACCATATACCAGTCGATGGAATTGTTAGAGCTTTAGATATTGATGCTGACCTATCAGCTCATAAAGAAGAAGCTTATGCGCTAGTCGAAAAGATTCGTAAGTTAGCCAAGAAGGGCGATAAAAGAATTAAATACATAATCTACGATGGAAAGATTATGAGTCCGATACTGGGTTGGAAGCGGCGTAAATATAACGGCGCTAATCCCCACCGGTCACATTTCCATATTTCATTCACAACTTTGGGAGACAAAGATGGCAGTTACTTTAACCTCGAAGGAGAAACTTATGAGCGACTTGAAGAAAATGGCAGAGAGCTGGGCAAAGACATTCCTAGCAACAGCGCTAGCGACCTACTTAGCAGTCGGCCTAGATGTCAATGCAATTGCAAATGCCGCTCTAGTGTCAGTCTTGCCTAGCATTATTAACTGGCTCAACCCTAACTATGAGCGTTACGGCAAAGTCCGTTAATGGTTGCAGCTGAACTAGCAACCCTAGTTGCATCAGTCCTTGGATCTATAGCCTTACTGATTGCTGGGCTTCGCTACATAATTAAATTGGAGAATATTCCAATAGTGTCGCGCCTTGATAAAATGGAGTCTCAGCTAGAATTGGCCCTAGCGAGAGGGGTCAGAAATGGCAACGCGAAAGCGCGTAAGTAAGAAGGTAGTCAAGCGTCCTAAGAGACGCCGCACTACTAAAGAAACGCCTTTAACAAAGCTTGATTTCTGGGCTATTGCCGCCAATGAAGTTTATAAGGCTTGCCGTAGAGCTGGTATGGATGAAGGAACTTCACTTGCTTTTGCTATGGATCGTAGCTCTTATCCTGATTGGATAGTGCCTGCCGATGACCCAATAAAGAAAATAGGTTGGGAAGATGGCGAGGAAGATAACTAATCTACTTCCGAGAGGTTGAGCTCTTTGAGGCTCTCAAGTCGCTTTATCCAGACTTGACGCCTTTATCAGCGACCGACCGAGCAGATGGCATAACCCATAACGCCTATATCGAGCTTAAATGCCGTAGGACTCATTACGATACTTTGATGATTGAGAAGAAGAAGTGGGATTATCTGGCCGATATAAGGGCTAGAACGGGCGCTAAGACCCTTTATATCAATTCGACACCTAGAGGGGTCTATCAGTTCGACTTAGGGTCTGTAAGCGAGCCTGAGTGGGCTCTAAAGCGCCTTCCTATAACTACCGACTTCGCCAATAAAGCAACTAACGAAAGACTGGCTGGCTTCTTAGATATTCGCCACGCCGAGCTCTTGCTTGTCTAAATAGATTTAAGCAAATACATTTAACCCGTTAATCCATTTACGGATTACAGAACGGGAGCAAAATGCTAAATAAAGTAATCCTAATTCGATTTGATTCTCAAGCAGGTGCTTGGACTGATGAGACAAATTGGGTTAAGGGATCAATAATAAGACGATTCGCTAAAGAGCGGATGGGTAAAAAGCAGCTGAGAGGCCGTTTATCAAAGGCTGAAATCTCTGCATATTGGCTTGATAAATATGGGGTGAGCGCAGATGTTGCCTAATTTATCTGATGAAGCAGTAGTAGGAATAATCATTGGCGTTCCATTTATCGGCCTTTATCTCTGGGGTTTAATTACTTCAGCCAAAGCCAAAGCTTTTAATGAAGGCTATAAGAGAGGCAGGTCAAGTGTCCGATACACAGAAATCGTTAAATGAATGGCTTGAAGAAGCTGGAAACACATTATTCGACAGGGGCATCGAGTATGGCGACCCGAGGCACAATTTACTACGCATTTTCAAAATCAGTAAAGCACTCGGTATTCAGCTCAGAGACCCATCTGACTTGGCAATTATTGCTATCGCGACCAAGCTCTCAAGAATGGTGGAGAGTCCAGAGCGCGAAGATTCGTATCTCGATCTCATTGGATACGCCGCTATCTTGGGTCGATTACGATTTTCAACACCAGAAGATTGGGACGACATTGAGTCTGACTCGCAATCATAATTCCAATCAATACTGCGACCTATGTAAATATCGCTGGGGACAAAATAAGAACGGCTGGGATTTAAGAGCAATGACTCCAGCAGTATGGAAAGTCCAAAGCGAGACACCGCTTCGCAAAGCGCAGGTTAGGTTTTATTGCCAGCCTTGCGCCGATGATGTTCAGAACTGGCCAGATGGCACATTTTATTCATTAAAAGAACAGTTAGAAGATGCGATAAATGATTTCGCAGGGAGAGAGAAGTTAAATGTCGAATTACCTTGATGATTATGTTTCAGTTCAAGACCGATTAAAGGAGTTTATAAATGCTTATCCAGATTATAGAATCAAGACTCATATCTTGGCGGAGTCGCTTGTGGCTAATTGTGATGTCTATATCATTAAAACTGAGTTATATCGCACTGAAGCTGACGCACATCCTTGGACTACAGGTTTATCCAGTGAGTCTAAATCCAAGCAATATGCACTCGAGCTTGCGGAAACTGGATCGCTGGGACGCGCACTTAACCTCGCTGGATACTTCGCTAAGACTAAACAAAGCCCAAAGAAGGCAATTGAAACGACTAAGCCAGCTCTTGCGGAATTCATAAAAGAGCAACGGCCTAATGATCCTGAGCCAATTGTCTGGGATGTTGCACAGATAACGAAAGAATTTGGCGCGGAGATAATTGATGAGATACCCCTTTGCTCTGGTGGCGATGGGCCAATGGTGCTAAAGACTGGCACAAAGGAAGGCAAGGAATATAGGGGGTGGGTCTGCCCAACACCTAAGTCTGGCCATCCTGCTAAGTGGATGCGTATCGGTTCAGATGGGCATTGGGTATTCCAGAAATGAGAAGTGATGCCCATCCATTTATCTGCTCAGCTTGCAAGCTAGTTACTCCGCATATTGAGCTGCATAAATATGATGCTAGTGATATTGCAGAAGCACCTGAAGAAGTATGGCTAGTTGAGTGCCAAAGGTGCTTTATGCAAAGAATCATCTATCCAGCAGATCGCGTAACTGCCAAAGAAGATGACATAGTTCGCTGCGACCAATGTGGTAAATGGAAGATGAAGGCGGCCAAGTGTCGAATATGCCGATTAGCTGCTGGGCTTGAATCAATATCTGAACGCTACTGGACAGGTGGCGAGACTTTAGAAAGGCCCTACAATGCCAATTTATGAATATCGATGCGACAAATGTGATAACTCGAGGGAGTTAGTTGCATCAATAGTCCAGAAATATGAAGTAACCTGCGATAATTGCGATGTGCCTATGTGGCGCGTCTGGCATCCAACGCCAGCAATTTTCAAAGGAGAAGGATGGGCAGGGAAGAAGTAGGCAGACCCCATTCCGTTAAATATATCCGTCAATTAATGGAGTGGGGATTTGATAAGGAATTTATCGCTAAGGATTGTGGTATCAATCTGGCATCACTTGAGACCAGATTAAGAAGAGCTGATGAAAGGGAGCGCAAGAATGGGAATCAAGGAGCTGAGTCTGGAACTAGCAGCGGTGAGTCTAATAGCTGATGAGGCTAAGAAGGCCAAGGATAGGCTAAGAGCTGCACTACAGACTGAGATGGACAAGATAGGTGCAGATAGGGTCAAGGCTGAGTATGGCGAAGATGTTATCGCTTATGTAACGACTAGTAAGCCTAAATTTAAGTGGGTAGTCAAGAACGATAAAGAATTTGTTAAATGGGTCAAAGCCAATGTCCCAAGCGAAATAGTTGAGACAGTAAGAGAATCGTCAATTGATGCGATATTGGATAAGTTCCACTATATCAATGGCGATGATGTTATTGATCCAAATGGTGAAAGAGTTGAATGGCTAGAAGGCACAATAGCTGAGCCCTATCTGGTTACTAAGTTCCATAGTGACGGCAGGGAAAGGCTGAAAGACGCCTTTCAATCAGGCCAGTTAGAGTTCAAGAAGATATGGGAGTTAGAGTGATAGAAGATATTTATCCAATACATAGGACTATCGATGATCATATGGATAATTGGGATGCTATTGGAATAGATGGTTAAATGAAAGTCCTCAACCTTTACGCTGGCTTAGGTGGTAATAGGCGTTTATGGCCTGATACTGACCAAGTGACGGCAGTTGAATGGGATAGTGATATAGCTGCTTACTATAAAGATAAATATCCAAATGATGAGTTAGTTATTGGAGATGCTCACCAATATCTTATAGATCATTACCAAGAATATGACTTTATCTGGACTAGCCCACCTTGCCAAAGCCATAGTAGCTTTAGATTTAATATAGGCGTTAGATACCGAGGTGTAAAGCCCATTTATCCAGATATGAGCCTATGGCAAGAGATATTATTACTTCAGAGCCATTATCAAGGTAATTGGGTTGTAGAAAATGTAAAGCCTTACTATGAACCCTTAATAAAGCCTACAGTCGAGCTTCAAAGACACCTATTCTGGAGCAATAAGCCAATTAAACATTCAGTATTCAAGTCAGATAGCATAAGAAATAGTCAGATACCGCATTTACAGGATCATCATCAAATTAATTTAGAAGGATACAAAATCACTAATAAGCGACAAGCACTTAGAAATTGTGTCGAAAGTCACTTAGGTAGATATGTCCGAGATGAGGTAATTAATGGTGATTAGTCCCCTTGACAAGTCCATTACACTCCGACTAAGGCGGGGCCCGAAGGCAGCCCGTAGCCGAAGCGTAGGGGCAGGGTATTGCCTAACGCTGATGCTATCGGCACTTATGCTGATACCAATCAATCCATCAAAAGCAGATATGAATCTAAAGCTTTATGCTTACAACAAATTAGATTGGCAAGAGTTTCAATGTTATAACTGGTTAATTTATAAAGAGAGTAGATGGAATCCAAAGGCTCGTAATGGATCACACTATGGCCTTGGTCAGATGCGTTCTACTTGGTATAGAGACCTCAGCCCTAAGCAGCAAATAGATGCGCATATTAAATACATAAGACATAGATACGCTAATGCTTGCAATGCACTTCATCATCTTGAGACTAAGGGGTGGCATTGAGCAGACGCTATAACTCTAGCTACTACCAAAAGACAAGACTTCAAGTGCTTCAAAGAGATTACAATACTTGCCATTACTGCGGGCTAGAAGCGACTACAGTGGATCATCTAATACCTATCAGCAAGGGTGGCACTGATGAAGCTTCGAATATGGTGGCTTGTTGCACTCAATGCAATAGTTCTAAGCGCGATCGTATGACCCCCACCTTTTTTGAGCGCGCCAGCAGAC